AATCATTTCACCAAGGACAGTTATGATTACTTTAAATATTGTGGGAAGAGTAGGGCAAGCCTTCAATCTTTTTATAAACGAAAGGACAGAATGTGGTTTGAAAAGGTTGCAAGGCAAAAATCGGATCAGGAAGTTGTGGACTTTTTTGTTGCTAATTTTGTCTCCTGCAATGATCCAGAAACTCTTTGGATTGGTGAAATGATAAAGGAAGGAGAAGAACGATACCAAAACTGGCAGAAGAAAATTCAATCTCTTTCATATCTTTTTAAAGAAGAAAGTCAATCTTTGTTTGAAGAGAATAAACTAGAAGAAGTTTTTAGTTGCTCTAAAGGTCATCCTCCACTTCTTAAAAGGTTTTTAACTGGAAAAGTAAGTTTAGAAACACTTGTTATTTACGATAAGATCTTTTCTTATTCAAATAATTTTGATAAAAAACTGAAAGATCCAGTGTGGGAAACCGTCAGTCGTAGAATTAAAAAATATAACCCTTTTCTAAATATTGATATATTCAGATTTCGTAAAATTTTAAAAGAGATTGTTCTGGAGGATTCATGAATTTTTTTAGTTCGGATGTTGTTCGTGCTGAAATGACAGAGATTGCAGAGATGCAAGAAGAGGTTTACTCAAACATCTTCAAGTTTCCTACAATGACCAAAGATGAACGACTAGAGCACGTTGAACTTCTTGAGCGTCTTATAGAAAAGCAGAAAGTTCTTTACACAAGAATGAGTTTATCTGATGACCCTGAAGCTAGAATGATGAAAGATCGCATTGTTGAATCTGCAATGATGATGGGTATGCCTCAAGGAACTGATATGAATATCATTCTTAACAATATGTCCAAGATTCTTGAGATGATGAAGCAACAGATTGACAAGCACGACCAGGACTGATAGAATATGTCTTTTACTAAATAGTTAGAAGTAAAAGACATAAATTATGTTTAATAAATTAAAAGAACTTTCTAATTATCTTGTTGAAGATACTGGAAAAATATTTTCTCTTTCTAAAAAAAATTATATAAATGTTTATGAAAATAACTGTGGATATAATTTTGTGTCTTTAAAAACTGATGAAGGAAAATGGAAAACCTTTTATGTTCACAGATTAGTTGCTGAAGCATTTTTGAACAACCCAAATAATTTTCCAAATGTTTTGCACCTTGATGATAATCCAAAAAACAATAATTTATCAAATTTAAAGTGGGGAACTCAAACCGAAAATATGAATCTTTGTGTTCAGCATAATAGAATTTCTAGAAATAATAAGTATTTAAAAAATCCAATAGAATGGAAATTAAAAGATCCTAATGGAAAAATTCATATTACTAGAAATTTAAAAGAATTTTGCTTAGAAAAAAATATTGATCCTGCTGCTATGTCTAAAGTTGTAAATGGTGTTGAAGGTAGGAAACAGCATAAAGGATGGACACGGGCTTGACATCCCTTTCTATTACAAGTAGAATAAAGTCGTTATAAAGGCCAAATCTAATTAATCCAATCAAAAAAGGTAATTAAAATGAGTTTTTCTGATCTTAAAAAACAATCCAAACTTGGTTCTCTCACCGAAAAACTGGTGAAAGAAGTTGAAAAAATGAGTTCCACCAGTGGTGGTGAAGATGATCGTCTCTGGAAACCCGAACTTGATAAAACTGGAAACGGTTTTGCAGTGATTCGTTTCCTCCCTGCCCCCGAAGGAGAGGATGTTCCTTGGGCAAAGATTTATTCTCATGGTTTCCAAGGTCCTGGTGGTTGGTTTATTGAAAACTCTCTGACAACTCTGGGTCAGAAAGATCCTGTTTCTGAGTATAATCGCAAACTGTGGAACAGCGGTAGCGACAAAGATAAGGAAACTGTTCGTAAGCAGAAGCGTAAACTGTCTTATTACAGCAACATTTATGTTGTAAAAGACCCTACCAATCCTCAAAACGAAGGTAAGGTCTTCCTGTTCAAATATGGCAAGAAGATCTTTGATAAGATTATGGAAGCAATGCAACCTGAGTTTGAGGATGAAACTCCTATCAATCCCTTTGACTTCTGGCAGGGTGCGAATTTCAAACTCAAAATCGTCAAGAAAGATGGGTACTGGAATTACGACAAGTCAGAATTTGGTTCTGTTGAACCACTACTGGATGATGACGATGCTCTGGAAGCCATCTGGAAGAAAGAGTATTCTCTGGCAGCAGTAACTGCTCCTGATCAGTTCAAGTCCTATGAAGAATTGGAAGCACGTATGAACGTTGTTCTGGGTCTTCAGAATTCTTCTCCCGCACGTTCCCGTGCTGTGATGGAAGAAGAGGAAGAGTATGAATCTTATGCAGAGAAACCCTCTGTTGAGAGTCGTGTTGTTGAGGAACTGGAGCAATCTTATGCTCGCTCTAAGTCACCTTCACTTCCTAAGATTACTCAGGATGAAGATGAGGACGATGCACTCTCTTACTTCCAGCGTCTTGCTGAAGATTGATTAACTATAAAGCCTGATATCATCAGCACGTTTAAGGGTCTCGGTCTTATATTGACTGGACCCTTCTTTGTATCTCATTGCTTCTTCTAGATCATCAATAATGATATTTAAGTATCTTGACTTTAGAACGTAGATATTTCTTTTAGCATCTTCTATTCTTTCTTCATATTCATAGATTGTGATAGGAGTAGCAATGGGTCCTATATCTATTGAATCTAAATGCTCATCAATATAAGAGTCATAGTAATTAATTGAATAATCTGGAGAAATATTAAGACCTGCCGGTAATATAGTAACTCCTTTACTGTTTTTAACTTCTATTGACTCATAATGGTGAATTCCATTGTAAATAATATAATATAAGGTTTCTTCTGTTGTTTTCCTATCATTATCTAACTTATCTAGGTAATTTGGAATATCTGATAACTTAAAATAAGTATCTGAAATTTTACTTAGTTTTCCAAAATCTTCCCATACTTCACCATTAAAAACCCAAAGATGTTGAGTATCTTGAGCAAGAACACAGTTTTCTTTTGATGGTGGTTGAGAAAAATAGTTACCATCAGATGTCATTGTACCAGTCAAATATTTTTGTGGTTCGGGTGACAATGGTATGACGGATGGAACTTCTCCAACAATTTGTAAGTACATATTGGAGATGTCAATACTTGCATATTTTTCTTTCAGAAAAGTGTCAAAAGAGTTTTGAGTTAATGGCCACTCTGTTTGTATATTAATGATATTATTTGATAGTAATACTATCCAATCCAATGTAGGATCATCATAAATTTCATATGCAACATTATCTGGACGATCATCACCTATAATTTTGTACTTTTCAAAGTAAGCTAAGTTGCCAAAAATATCTGGACGTATCTCTCCTCTTTTGAATAAGTTTTTGACCTGAACATAATCTCCAATTTTAGCATTAGGATCTCTGCTAACGTATTCAAATGATGGTACTTTTCTGAAATATGATGGCATTTTAGTAACCTACGTTTGTTATAGTTGTTTCTGATCCATATTCATCATCAAATACTGGTTCAAGTTCTTGGAAAGTCATAGAGATTACATAAGAAATCATAGAACGTTCATTAATATTTGAACTCATATAAGTCATATACTGACCTTCTGGAGTGTAGTCAACATTAAATGCAGTTAATGCACACTCTTTAAATTTATTTAAGTATGGGTGTTGTTTATTTGATGTCAGATAGGAAATTGCAAAGGTTCTTGGTGTCTTTAATAATAAAGAACTACTACTTCTTTTTACTGACATTGCCTGTTTAAAGAAGCGAATTATTTTCATAATCTCTTTTGCCTCTCCGCCATTTCTTGGTGATAATTTAAATGTAAATGAGAAAGATCTTAGTCCTGGACCACTGAATAATAATTCAAGGTTATTATTAAACATAGAACCAAGGGTTCTTTGTTTAATCATATTATTATTTGCTGCAACATTTGCAATCAGACCAGATATCCCTGTCTGCAAATCTCCAGATTGGATTCCTTGGTTTGCTTTTTCTGCTGTATTTTCTATTGCACTTTTAGCACCTTCTGCTCCACCAAGTGCATAATTTTGAGCAAATTGTCCTGCTGCTTTTTGTAAATCATTTAGTTCATTTTGTTGCCAACCAACAGAGTTACTATCATTAATCCCTGATGGAATCGGTAAGGTTATAGTTCCTAAAGATATTTTTCCTGCACCCTGAATGGTAGGATTTCCTGCCGAATCTACAGTAACGATTCTTCCATTTTCTGACGCTTTTCCTTGAGCAAGAGATGGTTTATACTCTAAGATTGTAAATTTAATGCAATCTTGATGGTCGGACGATAAATCTAATGGATATTTTGCGTTTCCGTATTCTTTTCTTGTACCTTCTCTGAAAGAATCATTTTCTTCTTGTGCTGTCTTTTTTTGCTCATCAGTTGCCGGTTTGCTATCATCATTAGTATTTGTATTATTATTTGCTGATGCTTGATTTGATTTTCCTGCTGCAGCATTTAATGTTGACGTTTGTTCTGCTGTTGGATTATCACCGAATGGATTTGATGATTTAATTTGTTGAGATCTAACTTGACTTAATTGTGAGTTTGGATCTGAAAGAAGTTTTTTTTCTTCTGGTGATGCATTAGTATCAAAAGATTTTACTAATTCTCCAGATCCTGCAGGTTTATCTACCTCATAAATCGGGACACCACCAGTTCCGTCAGCATTAACTCTATAAAGTGTAGTTCCTACACTTCCATCGTCATTACTTGTTGTTAGTGATTGATAATGACTATTTCCTACTTTATTAATTCCACTTTTAGCAGTTGTTGCCATCAGAACTCTCCCCTAATCATAATAGGATTAGTCATCTCAATTTTTTGTAGAGTATGAGACATTGATGAGAAGGGTTTTATTTATTTAGACGGAATTTTGCATATGGTATAGAAAGCATTTCGTCTAATTCATTGTATTTGATAACGTGAAGTTTACCTGCTATCTCTTCCCAAGTATATTGTCTTGATTTTCTCCAGTGAAAGTTGATTGCCTTAAATCCCCAACTATAAAGTTCGGTGCAAGCAATCAATGGATGCTGGTCATATTCAATATCGGGTGTCTTGGGATTATAAATGAATGTATAAAATTTCCCAGGTTCAGGATATAATACTTCTTCTTTTAAAGAATCAATAATCATTAACATCAGATCTTCTGGATCTGACGTTTGAGTTGTATCAATTCTCTTGAGAAGGTCTCTCATCCTCTGAGTGGTAGATGTTTTTTCTACATATTTCCCAAAACCTTCTGCCATTACTTAATACCTAATTCTTCTTCTGTAATGACCTTAAATTCTAACATCCTGTCTTCACACCATTCTTTTGCTGCTTTCCATTTTGCTTGATTAACTGCATAAGTTCTACATTCATGTAGATATGATTTAGTTACTCTTGACTTTTGTTTTGGTGGAAGAGTTTGCTTTTTTGGTTTCACTTCAATCACATAGGTTTTTATTTTACCTGATTGTTCTTTTACTTTGATTAGGTAATCTGGAAAGTATCTGTGAACTCTATTGTCTACTGGAGATACATAACCGATGCAAAATTCTTCCGATGCCCAAGATATAATACTTGGGTTATGATCGCACCAATAACAAAAGCGTCTTTCCCAACTGCTTCTGCAGATGATATTGTTTGCGTCACCTTGATATTTTTCTGGATAAGATGGTTTGTAGATACTTTTAATACTTTCTGCCATTATCCTAACTACATAATATATAAGGTCAAAAAGTATTTATAAATGCCTACCAAAAGGACATTAGACGATTTTAAATCTAAGTTAACTCGTCCTGCATTAACTTCTCATTTTGAAGTTAAAATACCAATTCCTGAAGGGTTTTCAAACAATCCTTCTTATCTGGAAGCAAATGGTCTTCAGCAGTTTGCAAATATAAATCAAGAAACTTTAAACTTACTTTGTTCCGAAGCAACTTTACCCGGATCTAATTTGGGTACGATGGATATTACTGGTGATTATCACGGAGCAACTCAAAGATTTGCAAATAGAAGAATATATGATGATAGAATTGATTTAACTTTTTATGTTGACGCTCAGAACTATCTTGCTATTAGATATTTTGAAACCTGGATAAAATATATTGTTGGAGAAAGTATTTCAGATTCTGGTTCAAGACCTGGATCTAAATCACCTAATTATTTTTATAGGCTTAATTATCCCGACCTTTATGTTTCTAAACAAGGATTGCAGATTACAAAATTTGAGAGGGATTATTCTAGTACCTCATTAGTTTATGATTTTATTAATGCATTTCCAATTTCTGTAGCATCTATGCCTATTTCTTATGAATCATCTTCTCTATTGAAGTGTACGGTTTCATTTACTTATCTTAGATATGTGTTAAATCCACCTTCCACAGATCCTCCGCATCCAGATGCTACGAGTGGAACATCTTCTGTTTCTGGAGATCCATCAAATCCGGTTAATCAAGCAACATTTAACAACCCTCAATTTGAAGTTAGTGGTACTTCTCCACCAGATCTTCAAGGTACTGGTGCTTTATCAACTCCGATTAATGGATTTAATATTGGAGGTGTTCCTACTTCTGCTGCTAATGCATCTGGAAATTCCGTCACACAATCTGATATTAATACTGCATTATCTCAAGAAAGAGCTCTTGCTACAAATGGATAATAAATAATCACACTGAAGTTTCTATAGGACATTATGCCTTTACCTAAGATTTCTACACCAACATATGAGTTGGAATTGCCATCAACTGGAAAAAATATTCGTTATAGACCATTTCTTGTAAAAGAGGAGAAGTTATTAGTAATTGCTTTAGAGAGTGAAGATAATAAGCAGATTACTAATGCTATTAAAACAGTCATTAAAAATTGCATCCTGACAAAAGATGTTAAGGTAGAAACTTTACCTACGTTTGATATTGAGTATTTGTTTTTAAATATTCGTGGTAAATCTGTTGGAGAAGAAGTAGAAGTTAATATTATTTGTCCGGACGATAATGAAACAAATGTCACCGTTTCTATCAATTTAGATGATATTAAAGTTCAGAAAAGTGAAGAGCATACAAATAGAATAAAGGTTGATAGTACTATTATGATGGAAATGAAGTATCCATCGTTGGATCAATTCATTAAGACCAATTTTGATTTTAAAAATGAAAATGCTATGGAGCAATCTTTTGATCTGATTGCATCTTGTATTGATAAGATTTTTACTGAGGATGAAGTATGGGCAGCAGCAGATGTTACCAAAAAAGAACTCACTGAATTTTTAGATCAAATGAATTCTTCTCAATTTAAAGAAATTGAGAAGTTTTTTGAAACAATGCCAAAACTTTCTCATAAACTTCAGATTAAGAATCCAAAAACTGGAGTAGAAAGTGAAGTTGTTCTTGAAGGGTTAGCATCTTTTTTCGCGTAGCAATGGTCCATATGGACCTTGAAAATTACTTTAGGTTAACTTTTGCTTTGATACAGTACCATAAATATTCATTATGGGAAGTTGAAAATATGATTCCTTGGGAAAGAGATATCTATGTTGGTCTTTTAGAGCAACATCTTGAAGAGGAAAGAGCGAAACAGCAACAACAAAGTTCACATATGTAAGTAGGTTCGTATGGCACCAGTAAACGCACAAAGGCTGATGGGTAGAACATCTACAGTACAGTCCGCTGCGGTTGCTCCTCAGCAACAACTTGTTGCTTCTCCTGCCGATACTGCTGTTCTAAAAGATATATCAAAATCGTTAACAAATATTATACAACTTCTCTCACAGCAAAATAAGCAAACTGTGAGAGATGCTGATCAAACCAGACAGGAACAAGAAAGAAGTAGAAGAAAGGGAATAGAATTAAATTTAGAGAGATCTTTTGCTACCGTTAAAAATGTAGCAACGGCAGTTGTTGCCCCAGTTAAAAGTATCTTAGATCAAATTATACAGTTTTTTGTAACTATATTTCTTGGTCGCGCTCTAATATTATTATTGAATTGGTTTGCTGATGAAAATAACCGAAGCAAAGTCCGCTCTATTATGCGGTTTTTGCAGGATTGGTGGCCTTCATTAGTCGCTGGTTATATTTTATTTGGAACTGGATTTGGTAGAATTGTAAGAAAGGTTGCGGGAGTTGCTATAGGAGTAACTGCCCGTCTTGTTGTAATTGCTGCCCGATTAACAAAGGCAATTTTAACGGGTCAGATATTAAAGAAGAAAGGAATTGCATCGGTATTTGCTGGTGGTGGAAAACTTGGAGGATTAAAAGGATTTGCTCTCAGGGGTGGAATTGCTGCAGCTGCTACTATAGGAACTGGAATAGCAGTTAATAATATGATGGGTGGTGGAGAAGCACCACAACTTGATGTTCCCGAAGCACCTGCAACTCCTGCTATGGGTGCTTTTGGTGGTGGATTTGCAGGTATTAAGGACTTATTTACTAATGCAACATCAGGATTAAGTTCTAAGGTCAGTCCATTTACTGCATTCTTTGGTTCTGGTGGACTTGCAAGTTTAATGCAAGGAATGAATGGTGTAGTATCTGGACCAAAGGGAATTGATAAGGTTCCTGCGATGCTTACTGATGGTGAGTTTGTAATGTCTCGCGGGGCAGTTCAAAAGTTTGGTGTGAATACTCTGGAGGCAATGAACGCTGCTGGGGGTGGAACTAATCAACCCAAAATTATACGCGGAGTTCCTCACGCTGCTGGAGGTGGACTTATTGGTGGGGTTGATGAGTTAAGAGCAAAGTACGATGCTAAGCACGGTGCTGGTTCTTATGACAAAGAGAGTGCAAGAAGAAAAGCACAATATGCTTCTGAGGATGCTGCAGCAGAGGCAAAAAGAAATAAAAAACCTGTTCGTACTGAAACTGCTTTAACTAGAGAACTCAAAGCACAAGCGGGAAGGGGAACAAAAACAACGACGATTAATGGATTAACTATTCCTATTGGAATAAATCCATCTAAATTTAAAGGGACTGGTATTACAAATCCCTCAGAAATAACAAGTGCAGCAAAATCTTCTGCAAAGGGTATTGTTGGTTCTATTAATGCTCTTACTGGAGTTGGAAGTGGAAGATTAACGGCAGATCAACAAAGAAGAATCGCAGAAGATGCTGCTCAGAGAAATAGAATTATGCAGCAGGGGAAGCAGAGAAGATCTGCCGATGATGCAATAAGAAAAGAGTGGAATAAAGCATTTAGTGATCCGACAAATCCATTATATCAAAAGGCAGCATTTGATGAAACTTATAATTATGAAAAATTTAAAAAAGATTATTTGGCAAAGCAGTCAAATGTATCAAACCTAACTGAAATGAAATATACTCCATATCAATCTAAGTTTCCTGGTGCTCGTGATGCTGCTTTTGAAAAGGCAAAGGGAATCGGTGGATTTGCTGGAATAAAAATCGGTGGATTTGCTGGAATAAAATCTTCAGATTATTATAGAGCAAATACCAAATCTAAAGAGGCAAGTTTATCTAAGTTATCTTCAAAAGAAAGATTGCAAAGATTAAGTGGCGAGGGTAGTGGAAAGGGAAGAAGATTTGAAACAGAAAGTGCTTCAGGAAAAGCAGAGTTTGCTGGTCGTGGTGGAATGCTTGGTGGAATAGGTAGAGGACTTACGAGAATGTTTGGGAGTGAAAAAGATAAAGCACGAGTTGCAGCACAAGATAAAGCATCAGAATCAAGAACAAAGCAGGCAGGTGCTGCTTCTATCGGTAGATATTATTCCTCTTCTGATGGTAAGTATTATAAAGATTATGCTGCCGCACAAAAAGCAAGACAAGCACGATTAGCAAAATCATCTCCTAATAGAAAACCAATAACTCCAACGCCAAAACCAGCACCCAAAGTTGTAAAAGCAAAACCACAAGTTGCTGGTGGAGGAATGGGTGGAGGAAGGGGTGGTGGAAAACCATCGGTTCCAAAGTTCCCAGCATCTTCTGGTGGAAATAAGAAGAATGCAAAGATCTACGGTATTAAGTGATGGCAAAAATAACTTCTCCTTTAACAGGTAGTTTTGTTTCTCTTAAGAAACAATTTATTTCTAAAGAGAAGTTAATTAAATCTTCTTTAATTCTTCAGAAGAAGAATAGTGAAACGCGAAGAAAAAATTCTGAAAGAGAATCAAGAATTAATTATGAATCCGTATTGGAAAGAACTCTTGGATTTCTTGGAAGACCTATAAAATCCATAGGTAAAAGAATGAGTTTTCTTGATTCTTTAAAGCAATTTATTACAAGTACTTTACTTGGATTCATTGGCATTCGTCTTTTAAAATACCTCCCCCAATTACTAAGATTACTCCCTTTATTGTTAAAGGTTAGTGATTTTATACTTGATATGAGTGGAAAACTTTTAAATGGACTTGTCACTTTTGTTGATAAGGGTTATCAAGCAGCGGACAATGCTAAGAAATTGGTAAAGAGTATTGGCGGGCAGAAGGCAATTGATGCTCTTGATAGTATGAATAATCAAACGAATTCTTTATTGAATTCAATTTTGATTGCTGGAATGTTGTTTACTGATTTTGGCGGAGTTGGTACTGTTGGTCCTGCAGCAAGGGGAGCAATAGATGCTGGTGAAGAAATTATTGAAGAAACAATAAAGCAGGAAGGGATAAAAAGGGCAACGCAGGAGGCAGCAAAGCAGGGAGTTAGATCTGCTATTGGTCCTTTAGGTGCTACTGGAATTATTCTTGGTGTTGGATTGCTATCTTCTGCTTTAGGTGAAGGTGCATTTCAGATTAAAAGATTTGGAAAGCAACTTGAATCGTGGACAACTGGAAAATTTGCAGAAGCATCTCAGGACAAGAATCCAATTACTAGATTTTTGAAGAGAGGATTTTTTGGATGGTTATCTAAAACTCTTGGTCCTGCTATTTGGTTATTGAATGGGACTGGAGTAATGTTTGATATTGTAGGTGCTCCATTTAGATATGGTGTTGAATTGATACGGGCAGCAATAATGAAATTAAATGATGACCGAAAGGGATTGGAGAAACAGAATAAAAATCTTGGAAAGTTTGATGCAAGAGTAAGAGATGGAATTAGAGAACATTTTTCTATTCTTGCTCCTTTGTTTCAGTTTATAGGTATGAAAGGAGTTTCTCAGAAGTTACAAACTCCCGGTTCTTTTGGATCTTTATATGGAGAAAAAGCAGCAAGAGATATGGGATATTATCGTGGAGGTTTGGTAATTAAAAAATTTGCTGGTGGTGGATATGCAAGAACTGTTGGTGACGAAAACAAAGTAAAAATTCCTAGAACATTTGAACGGGAATTGTCTGATGTAAATCCAGGTTCTGCTATTGGCGGTGAAAAAATGATTGAAAAAGTATTCCCATATACTCCAGATAATAATACAATGAATCAATATAATTTTATTGTTCGTTCTCAAAAAAAGTTATCTAATGTGGATTCTTTGGGTTCTTTGATGGGAATGACTATGAAATCTGTAATGGGTGATAGAATTTCATCTCAAGATTATAATATTGTTTCCGATTCCATTTCTAATTTTTTAATGAGAGGAATATATGATAAAAATCCAGAAATTTATAGGCAGATTGTTTTGAAATTGGGATCTGATGGATTATCTTCTGCCATCAATGGAGAGATCACTAAAATACTCAGTGGTACATTTGACCAAATTCAATCACAGTTAAGAATTCAATTAGGTCTTAAAGAACCTGAAAATGTTAAAACTTCAGATAAGATGGATTGTGAATGTCCTACAGAGGGTGGTGGGGGAGGAGAGGTCTTTGCTGGAGAAATACCACCAGAGGGAAAGGCACTTTTGGATGCTATTGCTGGTTCAGAAGCAAAAGGATATAATTCTAGGTTTCCCGGAGAAACATTTAATAATGGATATAAAGATCATCCAAGAATAGATGCACCAATTCCTTGGAGACCTGGATTGACAAGTAATGCTGCAGGAAGATATCAATTTTTATCTACTACTTGGGATCCTCTTGCTAAGAAATTAGGATTAAAAGATTTTTCTCCAGCAAATCAAGATAGAGCTGCCTGGCAACTTGCTGTTGATGCATATGGTTATGGATCTAATGGAATAATTAAGGATTTGCAATCAGATCCATTAAGAGTTGCAAATAAATTGAGTGGAACTTGGACTTCTCTTCCTGGAGGAGCAGAGAAGAATAATGCCACTGATGGATTTTTGGGAAGATATCAGGCAAGTGTTAAAAAATATAAAGGAGAATCATCAACTGCAAAAATTGCTCCAGGATCTCCTGCTACAAATGTGTCTGATTGTGTTTGTGATCCAGAAATACCAGATGCAACTAATATTGGTGGACAAGTTCAACCTGCAGGAGAAACTGCTGGTGGAACTGTTAGTGGTTATCCTATTACTTCTAGGTTTGGACCTAGATGGGGTAGAAATCATGGAGGTGTTGATGTTGGTGCTCCTCAGGGAAAACCAATAGCAATTAGAGCACCTGGAGAAGTTGTTTTTGCTGGATTTAGTGGTGGATATGGTAATGTTGTTGATATTTGGGTTCCTTCTTTGAAACAAATGTTTAGAATGGCTCATATGAGAGATACCCCGTCAGTTACAAAGGGACAAAAGACAGTTGCTGGGCAACTTCTTGGTTATGTGGGAAGTACGGGAAGTTCTACTGGTGCTCACGTTCACTTTGAATCACACGACACTATAACTTCTGCATATGGAAGTAAAGATCCTATGCCATATATTAAGTATCTTACTATTGGTAGAGAGTATGGTGGTCCTACACTTACTGGTGGTATGAGGTTACTTCACAAAGGTGAATATGTTATTGATAAGGACTCTGTTGATTTGTTTGGGGGGAATCAATTCTTTTCTCTAATTAATAATGTTGAGAATGAAAAACAAAGAGCAAGTTCTTCTTCAAAATTAATTGAACATTTGAGTAGATACACTGGAAGAAAAATTGACCAAAAACCTGATGTAATTTTTGAAGAAGATGAATCTGAGATTATGATGTCTCCTCCTATGTTTATTCCTATTTCATCTGCCGGTGGAAGTTCTGGTGGTGGTTCTTCTGATTATGAATATGATATGTTAAGTATGAGGAGTTAACAAATGGCATATATTGAACCCAGAAATTTAACTGCCAATATTATAAAGAAGCAAGTTATTCGTGTAGAGAAACTTGTCGGTGAAAGAAATAAATTTAGAGATGTTGCTTTTAAAAAACAGAGAATCTTTAATGAAAGGAAAAGATCTGAAGAGAGAGAAAAGAAAGTAGAGAGTCGTCCTGATTCTAAGGAGAGAGAAGTATCAAATAAAATACCCGTACCAAGATTAGGATTTCTTGATGCTGTAAAGGACTTTTTATTTAAAATTTTATTAGGTGCCTTTGCAATTAAATTATTACCACAACTTCCAAAACTTAAAGGTGTGTTGATGGGTGCTTTGAAGTTTAGTGATTTCATTCTTGAATTCTCTGGTTCTATATTAAATGCATTTGCCACTTTTGTTGATAAAGTTTATAAGATAGTTGATTTTGGAAAACAGCAGGCAAAACTTCTTGGGGGAGATGCTGGATTAAAAAATTATAATAGAACTCTAGACCTTGCCAACAAGGTAATGAATTCTATGTTAATTGCTGGAATGTTGTTCAGTGACTTGGTTGAAAGTGATTCAAATGCTGGAGCAGCACAGCAAGCAACAGATCTTGTAAAGGATAGGGTTATTCAGCAAGCGGGACAAAGAGCAGCACAGCAGGCAGCAATTCGCGGAGCAGCACAAATATCAACCCGTGCAGCAGCAGGAATTGTTGCTGGTGTTGGTCTCATTTCTTCTGCCCTTGGCGAAGGAATGTTCCAATTGAGGAAGTTTACTACTAAGGTTGAAAGAGATGCATATGATGGATTAGCAGAAGCACAAAAAGATCCAAATCCTTTTACTAGATTTCTGAAGGTTGGATTTTATAATACAATTGCAATTCCCGGAATGAGATTTTATAATTTTGTTTCCACAGGAATTGGAACTCTACTTGACATTATAGGTGCTCCATTTAGATATGCCATTGAATTAATTAATTTTGGTATTATGTCCCTTACTGGAGATGCTGATGGAATTAAACAGCAGAGAGAAAATCTTGGAAAACTTGATGCAAGAATTAGAGAGCAAATCCGCCAGATAGTAAACACATTAAGTTTTGGAACCCTTGCAAAACAACAAGGATCTTTTGGTAGTTTATTTGGAGATCAAGCAGTTAAATCTATGGGTTATGCATCTGGAGGTGCTGTAACCCGTGGTGGAGTTTATGAAGGTGCTGTTACAAGAACTGTCGGAAAAAAATTAAGAGCACGAAGAGTTGAAAAGGTAACGACCGCACCAATTAAACCTGGATCTGATGTTGGTGGTCTTCTCCCTTATCCAGAAAGTAAAGTATCAAAAATTGAAACTTTTTATACTAATCCAAGTGATCCTGGATTAGTAAATTCTTATAAGTATCTAACAAATACTTACGGCATTGCTAGCAGATCTAAATTTATTCACCCAATACTTGAATTGGGTATTAAAGCAATATTTGGAGATAAACCTAACGAAGGTGATTACAAAGCGGTTGGAGTTGGATTAGATAACTTTTTAAATGAAATCCTAGGTACTGTTAAATCGCCCGGAAAAGATACATCTATTAGCGATGAATTTGGTTCCGTAAACATTGCAAAATGGGTGACGAGTATGGTGAAAGATTCTATATCAAATAATATTAATAGCATTTTGGATGAGTTGAAAGATCAATTAACTTTAAAGAAGAGTAGAACCTCTGCAAAAGAAAAATCAAATAAACCAAGTTCTGGTGGTGGATCTGAAAATCCTATGGCACAATTTGGAGGTCAAGCACAGTTTGTAATTGGAGATAGTATTGCTCACGGATTTGCAGGAAGATCGGGTAATGGTGATAATGCATCTGATACGCAGGTTGGTAGAAATTCTTCTGCTGTTCTTGGGATACTAAAAGCAAGGGGGGATGCTTTGAAGGGTGCTTTGATTGATTTATCTACTGGTATTGCTAACTCTACTGGAGATTGGGATTCGGTGGAAGCACAATTAAAACATCTTAAATCAATAGGTGCAAGAGTTAGAATACTTGGAGTTGGAAATGATTTTAGTAAAGCAAAGGGTGGAATTAATGAAAAACTTTCTCAAATGGCGAGTAAATATGGATTCTATTTTTATGGTGGATATAGGGGAGGAAAGGATAAACTCCACGGAACTGATGAAGATTACGCGAACTTGAAGATAAAGAGAGATAAAGATGTTGCTTTACAATCGCAAGATAAAATGCAATTAGGTGCTGGCAGTGGAAAACCTGGAGAACTTCTTGCTAGTGGAGCTAAAACTACATACTACGATCCATCTTTAGGTGGTATTAATGCTAGTGGGGCAAAAACTAGAGAAGGATTGCCCGCTACTTCTACTGGAGAAGGTTATAGATCAAATGTATTTTCTGCTGCTGCTTTTCCTCCTTTGATTGCAAGATTGCCATCTTCAATGACTGTTCCAGCATCACGTTTTCCTGGTGGTAGAACTTTAAAAAGAGGATTTAATGTTATAGTTACTGGTCCAAATGGGAAAAAAGCAGTAGTTAGGGTAAATGATGTTGGACCGGGAGTTTCTGGGCATTCTTCAAATCATATGTTAGATCTAAGTGTTGCCGCTAAAAATTATCTGGGAACGGGTGAAGGATATACTATTCATATGGCCGAATCTGGATCTTCTCCTGGACCAATATCTCAAGCATTTCACGGCGGTTACATTGATAAAACCCAAATGGTCCTAACTCACGCCGGAGAATATGTTGTTGATGCGGATTCTGTAAGATTGTTTGGAATTAAGTTCTATGATATTATTAATAAAACTGAAACCGTTAGTCAAAGAAGAAGAGCATCTGAGAATTTAGTATCTATTTTAAGTCAATATACTGAAGATGGATATCCAGAAACAGAAAACGATTATACATACCAAGTCCCAGAAAGTTCTTCAGTAACTGTTGTTCCCCCTCAAGTCATACCTATCTTTAGTGGATCTGGTTCTTCTGATAGCGAAGAAGGCGATGATCCATCTATGGATGGTTTGTATATGTAATGAATTAAATAGTAATATAAAAATAGAAAAGTATGGCAAATACACCAATCACTGCTGCACAATCTAGAGATTATAATATTTCTCAGTTTATAATTACATCCAATGATCAAAAGAATCAAAAGGATATCTCCACTTTAATTAGTGACTTATATTACTTTGAAAGTGTTCTAAGTCCTTTTATTAAAATGGATATAATTTATGTTGAAACAGGTAAAACTGTTGAATCTGAGGGATCTTATAAAACTCTAGTTGAGGGTATGCCTTTAGTGGGCACTGAAAAAACAACTATAAAAATTACAGACCCGAATCAAGTAGAAATAAAAGTTGATATGTATATTGATAACATAAAACCATTGACTCAAGATACTCAGAAAACTGCTGTTGCCCTTAACTTAGTTTCTAAGGAATCAATTCTTAACTACAAGACCGCTTTAAATACAAGATTTGATGGGAAAATATCTGACCACATAACAAAAATTCTAACAGATCAAGCATATCTTGGGACTTCTAAAAAAACTGATATAGAAGAAACTGAAAATAATTATAATTTTCTTGGAAACAATCGTAGACCTTTCTATACTCTTTTGTGGTTGGCGAGAAAGTCAGTACCAAAAACACAAAAAGCAAAAGGTAATAGTGCTGGATTTTTCTTTTTTGAAACATCTGATGGATTTAAATTTAAATCAATAGAAGGGCTTTTATCTGATACTGATCCCAGTGGGTCTAAAAAAAGTTACAAGAGTTTAGTAAATAACCAAACTCCAGATGGAAGAGGTACAACTATTCCTGAAGGATACTCAGGTAAAGTACTTGAACATAACGTCAACACTGCAGCAGGAGACGTTCAATCTAAATTAGAAATTGGAACTTATTCTACAAGAACAATTTTATTTGATCCCTTTACTTGCTACTATGAGGTAATAACTCCAAATGCAAGTGCAGATGAAGGCAAACCCGGTGCTGAAACAAATCTTCAAAAAGCAGGTAAAAATTTACCAAAGTATAATTCTGAGTTTAATAGAACCGAAGCAAATAAAGATTTCTCAAGAACTCAGTATATGTTAATTGATAAGGGTTCTTTGCCTACAGGTGATACCACTCAACAAATTGAAAAATCTAAAGAAGAAAATTTTGATCCAAAAAATATTTTGAATCAATCTGTAATGAGATATAATCAGTTCTTTTCAACTCAAGTAACGATTACAATTACTGCCGACTTTAGTTTACACGCAGGAGATTATATCTTCATAGATTCTCCAGAACTATCAAGCAAAGATAATCCGGAAATGAACAAGCAGTTTGGTGGATTTTATGTCATTGCTGATCTATGTCATTATATTAGTTTAGCAAATGGGGGTTACACTAAGTTAACGCTTGTAAGAGATTCTGTTGGTAGAAAAGGAACACCTTCCAATAGTGCGATATAAACTTGTTAAATAGTAATATAATTATTCACGCTAATAAAGATGGAAAGCGTAGAAAAGCACATTGAGCACGATAAAAAACTTCTTGATGATCCATTGGTTTCTGCTCAGGCAAGAAGACATACTGAAGAAGAATTAGGTGCTCTTGAGAGATGGGTTGCTAATCATCCAGAAGATCACCACGATCCAAGTTCTCTGGAATTATATTGTAATGATAATCCAGACGCATTAGAATGTAGAGTATATGAAGATTAATGACTGAAGGTTCTTTATTTAATCCCGGTTTCTTAGGGGCAACATTTAATTGGTGGATTGGTCAAATCGCCAGTGATTCAACTTGGCGAGATAATATTTTAGCGGGAAAATTTGAAAGTAAAGACCAGGTTCCTGGATGGGGTAGAAGGTATAAAGTTAGAATTATAGGTCTTCATGACCAAGGAGAAACTGAAATACCTTCCGATCAACTTCCTTGGGCACAGATAATGTACCCTGTCACTGCAGGCGGTGGGCAGGCAAATGCTGGCGCAACTGCAAACCTAAGACAAGGAATGTTTGTCTTTGGGTTCTTTTTGGATGGACAGGAACAGCAAGTTCCTGTTATTATGGGAGTGCTTGGAAATAATGCACAAACTTCTCTTTCAACAACAATAGGTGATAGTAGAGTAACGAATACTCAACCTGGAAGTTTGGCAACAAGTGGATATGCTACTCCCGCAGATGACAATAAAGATCCAAATCTTAAGGTTCCTGATGAAGGACTTGTAATCAATAAACCTAAAGATGCTGAACAATCGGGAGAATGTGCTCCACCTCCACCTGGAGTTTCTGTAAATCAATACGGACTACGTGCTGATAAATCTTTAACAAAACAACAATTTGCCGATCAGCAAAGTGCTATTGCAGAAGCAGACGCAAGGGCATTAACTGGAACAGAGAGAGATCAGTTTATACAACAAGCAGTTTCTGATGGTATTAAAGCAAGATGTCAGGAAGCAAATTCTCCCGGATCTCCATCTCAACCTGGAGCAACTAAAGAAAATGTAGATGCCGTTCACGAAGTATCTGCAGCAGATGTAGTTAGAAATGATTATTATAATCGCAAAACTGTTTTGATGTCTCCTTGCGATCAAGTTAAATCTGCATTGAAAGGAATTCAAACTGAGATTGAAAATTTAACAAAAGATATTGATAAAATATTAAATGCTGCTCAAAGTTATGTTGATGCAGTATCAAATAAACTTGGCGATATTCAAAGTATTATTTCGGATTTTGCTTGTAAGATTGCAAAATATATGAAGGTAGTTTTTGATAAGATAAAGGAGTATGTTCTAAAACAAATTAATAAAGCATTGTCTCCTACGGTTGAACTCATGCCACCAAATATGAGGTATATGTATGTTGATCTGAAAACATCAGTAACTGAATTAATTACTTGTTTATATAATAAAATAACTGGGAATCTTTGTGGATTAATTCAAGGTCTTTTAGAGGAACAAGTTCAGCAAGAACTTCCTCCTACTGAAGAGGGACAAGTTAAAACTCCAACAACTCCAATCTGTAGCGTTGAAACACTTACTGGAGATTTAATAGCATTAAATATGGAAGAAATGACCACTGGAGTAAATAATGCTTTAGATAGTGTGAACAGTTTTTTAAATGATACTCAATCTCAACTTGGAGTAGTTTCTGGAGCAATATCATCTACTAAAAATATAATTGGTGATATTAGTGGTAGTATTACATCTGCATTGAGTTTTGAAAACATAAAGTTAAATATTTTTGGATGTGATTTAAAACCAAACTGTGCAGCGTCTGATTATTATACTCTTGCAAATGGTAGTGGAGCAGCACCAGAACCTCAACAACCAAGAGCGTCTGAAGTTGATAAAGCAGCACAACAATCTACTGCAAGTGTTCAACCAACTCAAACACCTTATGCTACTCCAAGTCAAAATCAACCAGATGTTGATTTTGGGACAAGAGATGAAGCAATTCAAGCAGTTGAAAGTGGGCAGGTTACTTTTGCCTAATGTGAAATAAATATCAGTAACTCAAGAAAGATATGACCTTTAATTTATCTGGACCACCTACTACAGATGACATCAGGGTTGGATACATTGATCCAACTCTTGGATATGTTGATGGTGTTACTATATGTGAGGCAAATAGTTACGCTCAGAATAATCCAGGAACGGTTTTTATCTTTACGGATGGAAATAATAGTATTAAATATTTGAATATCAATGAAGTAAATAAACTTACTCCCGATGATTTATTATCAACAAAGGATGAGTGTGGTGGAATTCAAAATTATGTTGAATGTGGACCCCCAGTAGTTCAAATTTCTGGTGGTGGTGGAATTGGTGCGGTAGGAAATCCAGTCGTTGGTGCTGATGGTGCAATCTTAGCAATTGATATTGTATCTGGGGGAAATGGATATCAATATCCACCATATGTAACTGCAAACGATGCTTGCCAAAATGGTAGTGGTGCTGTTTTTACTGCAGTTTTAGGTGAAACTGTTGATCAACTTGAAGTGTATGATGGGGAAGAAGATTTTGAAGAGTATCAAATATGTGAAGGTGATGCAGAAAGTTATGGATTAATGTATGGTCTTGATGGGGAAGAACTTGGTCCTTGGGATCCAAATTCATATACGGACATAACTGAAGATCCTATTAAACAAGAAATAGAAGCATTTCAAAAGGCATTAGAGTATCCCTTTTGGACAACAAGAGATTCTCTACCTGATAGAATTACTGCTCTTGATATTGAGTATGCAACTCAAGATACGACAAATGTAACTTTCTCACAATGGGGAGAGTTTATGAATACCTATGCAGTTTCTCCTATTAAACCTTCGGATACAAGAGGAACTGATGAGGCAGGTAAAGTTTTTAAGATGGAATGGGAATATAATTTTCCAATTACTGGTGAGTATATTTTTAGAGGAGTTTGTGATGATACAGGACAGGTTTATATTGATGATGCATTAGTTGGAAATCTTGGTACTTTTAATCAGAACCCAACTCCATTGCAAAAAACAATTCAAGAAGGAAATCATATCATAAGAATTGATTTATTAAATACTCCTGCAACTGAAACTCAAACTCAAACAATAACGAGTAGTTCAAGTATAAAAGCAAAGTTTATTCAGAAAGGATCAAGTTTCTATCTTCAAGTTGATGGGACTGGTTCTGGAGAAATTGATTTTGTTATGGAGGTTAATGATAGTCCTATTATTGCTGGACTTGCTGCCAACGAAGTTAGGATTCCATCAGATAATGGTAAAGTAAAATTTGTTAGAACACAAGGACTACCGAGTGTAAATGCCAAGAATCAAACTATAGGGCAACCTACTTTAGTTGAAGGTTCATATCTTGAAGAAGAAATCATTAAAAAATCTGGCAATTTTACTGCAGGAAATTTATATGGTCCTATTGAAATTATAGGTGCTGGTGTTGGTGCAAAAGGTCCAATTATTAATAGTTCAAGTAGGCTTGGAATTCGTGATGCTGATGGAGATGATGAAAACATCAAGATTACGATTGATGATAAAAAAGGTAATAAAACTACATCTACAATTGAAGTTGGTGAAGTTATTTCTCCAAAATCTTGGAATGAAAATCCAGTCGGAGTTTCATTGTTAATTGAAGCACCAACCCCTCCAGTTCCTCAAGAACAATTACCTCCTGCAATAGGTGAGTGTCCTCCAAATCCAATTTGGACTACAAGATTCCCTGGTTCTGATCAAACTTGGTATCCTGTTAGAAATCAGATATGGACTGACTTTTTTAATCGTTATGCAATATCTCCTATTCTTCCTTTAGATACTCCTGGTACTGATGGAACTGGAGTTACTTATAAAAATTCTTGGCAAATAGAAATTCCTTATAGAGGTTATTATGCTTTTCAAGCTCAAAGAGATAATACTGCAAAAATTTATGTAGACGGTGTTCTTGCATTTGATGTCTTGACTTCTGGTGATGCAAAGTGGGTTGAATCTGGATTGATAAATCAAGTTAAGACGCAAAAAATATTTTTAGAACCTGGTCTTAGAACTATTTCTGTAGAGTTACAAAACACTCCAGAGAATGTTAATTCTGTAATAGACCAAAAGATTTTTAGTACTCAAGATTGGAGAGTTGGTGGACCCCAAGAAACCTCAAGTAATTTAACGGCAAAATTTATTCAACAGGGTTCTAGTTTCTATTTGCAAGTTGATGGGACTGGTTCTGCTGAAATTTCTTTTATTATGGAAGTAAACGATGCATCTTATATTGCTGGTTTAGCAGCTAAAGAAGTAAGAATTCCTTCTGATAGCGGGAAAGTAAAGTTTGTTAGGCAAGGAACAACTGGTGCCTTTGGTGAGGGTGGACTTTTTGAGGGTAATACTCTTGGAGTTCCTACGGAAGAGACAATTAAAGAATCTGGAACCTTTACTGGTGGGAAAAAATATGGTCCCATTGAAATTATAGGTGCTGATCTTGGCGCAAGAGGTCCAATTATTAATAGTTCAAGTAGGCTTGGAATTCGTGATGCTGATGGAGATGATGAAAATATTAAGATTAATATTGATAAAATAAAAAATTCTACCTCTTCACTTCCAGCAACATCACAAAGTCCAACAAAGAATGGAGTTACTTATAGTGGTCCTTCTTTGATTGGATATAGTGATAAAAGGTGGAGTACATTTATGAATGATTTTTCTGTTTCACCTTCAAATGTTAACTCTCCTGGAGTATTTACCTTAATTTGGTCTGGAGTTAATTTTCCATATAGTGGAACTTATAAATTTAATTTGCAAGCAGATAATAGTGCAAAATTAAAAATCGGTGGAGTTGATATAATAGAAATTGCTGATTTTATTGGAGAAAAAGTTCAATATACGTTTAATTTGACTGCTGGTAATTATGATGTTGAAGTCACTTTAGATAATGTAACTCCCCCCGATACAAGTACTGAAGACAATCCAACAGGTGTTGCTCTTTATATTAGTAAAGATGTCGTTTTAAGTGACAATAATAAAGCATCTTGGGTTCAAAACCCAATGGGAATATCTGCTATTTTAATTCCTCCTCCCTGCTCAAAGTTAATCGGTGGAAAGGGTGTTGTTGATGAAATTATTGTAGAAGATCCTGGAAATGGATATCTACCAACAGAAACTCCCGGAACTGGATATCCAGTTACTCTTATTTTAGATAAGGTTATTGTTGATAATCCGGGAATTAATTATAGTTGTGGAGAGGATCAACTTCAGATAGTTCCAAATAATGGCGTTCAACTTTCATATAAGTGCGGATCATTTGGACAGATTACTGAAGTTATAGTTCAAAATCCCGGAAGTCCTTTTAATGTTTATCCTTCAATTACTCTTCCATCTACTACTGGCGTAAATGCTTCATTCAAACCCGTCTTTAAAGTTGTAAGAGATCCTATTCTTCCACCAGGACAGCAACAGGTTCTTATTCAAGTTACTGATCTTGTTGGTCTTAAGCAAACTGGATATGTTGACGGAAGAGCATATTATGGAGCAGTATATTATGATCAGGGTATTTCTTATGCTGGATATTATAAAACTGCTGGAACACAAACAAGAGTATACGCAACCCTTCAAGAAAGTATTACTGCTAAGGTCACTACTCCTCCAAGTGCTATTCAGAGATCTGGTACTGATATTACTAGTAATGATCCTCTTCTCAACATTCCAGGAACTATTCAATCAACGACAGAACAATAAAACTACATTAAATAGTACTATATTGAAATTTCAATACTAATGGCAACCGCACCAAATACTAATAATACAAAAGTTGGTACTCCACCTAAAGCAGGAAGAGAAGAACTTCTTGCGGATAATATTTCAAAAAATAATACTTCAAAACAAAATTATACTGCAATTCGTTATGGTAATGATCATGGATCAGTAAGTTTTGGGCACATTCATAAACAAGGTGAAACCATTGCAGATGTGATGCTTCAGGCAAGCGATGGTAGACATTCTATTATTCTTGACAAAGATGGACCAAGAAAAGGATCTACTCAAATTACTGCTCCCGGAAGAATATCCATAGATGCGGGAATAGATAAAACTGAAGCAGAAGATACTATCTTTATACACACTCATAATGGTAATATAGATATTATTGCAACAAATGGAAAAATACGACTTCAGGGAACTGATATTGAATTAACTGCAGTGGGAGAAGGAGGATCTAAAGGAAATGTTAGAATAAAAGCAAATGAAAATATTGAACTTGATGCTGATAATAAAATTATTGTAAATGGTAAAAGTGCAATAAATTTAGTGACTCCAGGAACACTTGAATTATCTGCAAATAGTTGTATGACAATATATTCGGCAATGATTAGAGGAGTTACTGATGCGGTTGCAAATAAAGATTCTAAGGTTGGTGGAAGAAATATTCAAAGAAAAAACAACAAGTAAGGAGGAATAAAAATGGCATTTTTAATGGATGATATTGCAGCTGGTGGTCAGATGATGGTTGGTGCTGGAGTTCCAAAAGCACTTGGAATTGGTCCAGCAAAAATCAATGGTTCTGCATATGTTGAGGGTCCATTACAAACTGGACAACCTGGAGCGCATAATACTTGCCAGGCAACTTTAATGATCGGGCCTTTGACTAATCCAGATGCAAAATCAGCACCTCTTTATTCTTTATGGTGTAAGGCATTTGCAAGATTTCAAAGCTTTGTTAGAGTGGATTTGCTACTTAAATCAACTTTTATTGAAGCAAAGGTCGTAAGAACTAAGATACTCCAGGCATCAATCAAAAATTTTGTAATTCCACATCCAACCAAAAAGGGTAAGCAATTAGTTCATACGTGCCTTGAAGGACCTGAAAATGGAGTTTACGTTCGTGGAAAACTATTAAATAACTCTGTAATTGAGTTGCCAGAATATTGGACTAATTTAGTTCACGAAGATTCTATCAGCGTTTCAATAACACCTATTGGAGCACATCAAGATATTATTGTAAAAAGAATAGGAGATAATAAAGTATATCTTCAAGCAAAACCTGGCATCCCAATTCATTGTTTTTATCACGTCTTTGCTACAAGAAAAGATGTTCCTATTTTAATTACGGAGATTGAAGAATAATGGCATATACATTTGAAAAATATGGGGTCTTTACTGGACCCGGAACTGATATTGAGTTTCGTGATAATGACGATTTCTCTACTGAACCATTTGAGGGGTCTTTTAATCTTGATGATGTTTCAATGGTTCTTGCAAATACGACATCATCTCCTGCAGATTATGTTTATATGCATTTAGATGGAAGTAATACCTCAAATGTAACTTTAGAAAGAAATACTGGACCTATTCCAACCTTTAATGTTGAAGCAGATCAAACAAATTTTAGTGGATCTGTTACTGCTCCAAGTTTTAATGGAACTTTTTTTGGAAATGCAACATCTGCTAAAGGTATTACTCCAGGACCTGCATTTGACGTTCCTCATTTAACTAAACTAGGAAAACGTGTTCGTCATATTGTTGCTGAAGGTCCAGAAGCGGGAATTTATATTCGCGGTCAATTGAAGGATTCTAATATAATTGAATTGCCAGAGTATTGGGATAGATTTGTTGATCCAGAAAGTATTACAGTTACTCTAACCCAAATCGGATATTCTCAGGATTTAATTGTTGATAGGATTGAGTGGGGTAAAAAAGTTATTATACGTTCTGGTCTTGGGGCAAATATTAATTGTTATTATGAAGTATGGGCTGCTCGTTGGTTGAATCCATTGGATCATAATGAAAAACTTCACGTTGTTTATGATGGTAAAACACCTGATGATTATCCTGGTGACAACAGTAGATTTCTTGTCGGTGGATGGGATTATGACAGAAGAGATCCGAAAACTGGTGAGAGGGTTGACACGGGCACCTGACCGTGCTACTATGAATAGGTAATCACGGAACGAACCGAATGCAAGATGAGTACCTGACACGATGCGTCGTTGATCCGATCAAACGAACCGTGTATCTTTACTCCAGTGAGGGGACAGAAAAGGAAGTGGTCTGTGATACGGTTGATGAGTTCATGAACGTGCTAGAATTTGTACGTGCCACAGTGGATGAAGAAACACTCTCATACGCAAATCCACTTTAAAATCCATTTTTGGGGGAAAAAATTCCCGGCAAAAATTCTCACACGATACTTTTTCAAAAAATGCGTCCAGAAACAAGAGAATCAATGGAAATGCTGTTCGCAGCAAAATGGAATGTTCCAAAAGCAGCAGCAAATTGTAATCTTACAAACAAAGAAATGAAGATTACGTTTAATGAATACTGCACTTTACATCCTCCGACTTATACGGTAGAATCTGATAGTCAACTCAGTTTTCTCTGAGTTTTTTATGCGAGTATGGTGGAATCGGTAGACACACCAGACTTATGAAAATTGAGCCTCATTTGGGAAACCTTATGAGTGTAACTCCTCAAATTCGGTGAAACCTGTAAAATGGCAATACCGAGCCAAGCATCGTAAGATGAAGGTGTAGAGACTAGACGGGGAGCACCTAAACCAAAAGGTATGGTGAAGGTATAGTCCAGACCACAAACCGAAAGGGTAGTGAAAACTATAGTGGTACGAAAATCTGTTGGGCGTATGCCCGTGGGAGTTCAAGTCTCCCTACTCGCACTGAGGCTCAACCTCTAAATAAAACAAAAGTATAAGGAACTATTCTATGAAATACAGAATAGACGCCAGATATGTTTGGTATAACAGAGGAACACAACTTGTTCTGATGTATTTCATACAAAGTTTACCTTTTACTTTTGACGATGTTCCTGATAGTTACATTTACGATCCGGAAGTTCTTGAATGTGCAGACAACGAAAGACGATTTGAACCAGAGGATTTATATCAAGCATCTTACTATCTTATGATGGAAGAATGTCATCCTCTGATGTTTGAAGTCGATCTGGAAAATCCAGAAATGATGCCTGCAGATTAATGCCCCTATAGCATAACGGTTACTGCATCCGCCTTGTAAGCGGAAGATTTTCGGTTCGATTCCGAATGGGGGCTCTTAAAACTTAAGTTTTAACATGAAGATAAATCTCTGGTACTGCAAAGATATGAAACAATGGCGTTGGACTCTTACCGACGACTCAAGACCTATTCTTAAGCAAGAATCAGGTCAGCAACCAGATCTTCGTGCAGCAATGAATGATGTTGCAAATACTGTAGAATATATGTTAGAATATAATCAAAAATGAAATTCGATCTTTCCTTTAATTTTCCATATTTACTTTGTAATTTGCCAAAAGAAATTCAAAAAGAAATAAATCTTTGGGTAAAAGAATGTAAAAAAATTAAAAATCATCCTCTTGCAGAACTAAAAGCACACGAAAACGTTGGTTATCTTACTATTGACGGGAAAAAACATAATTCGTACCAATGTTCAATTTCACCTCAATTAATAGAAAATTCTTTTTGGTTGCCATATACATTGAGAGTTTGTTCTGCTTATTGGGGAGGTAATCATAGAAATTATAAACTTAGAAAATGGGATGGACATTTTGATGGGTATGATATTTGGGCAAATTTTGCTTATAAAGGAGATGATAATCCTATTCATAATCATTCGGGAAATATTTCCGGTGTAATTTATGTTCAAAACTTTAATCATCCTACTATCTTTCCGGAGCATAACACTAAGTATGATGGAAAAAATGGAACAATGATTTTATTTCCCAGTGATACTATTCATTGTGTCAATCCTCAAATATCAAATAAAGAAAGAATCACCATAGCATTTAATATCATCAAATCCTCACAATAATGAGTAAAAATACTCAGTACTTTATAGATAGAGTAGGTAAGAAAGAAATCAAAAATCTTCTTTATACCTACCATTATCTTAAAGACGAATCAAAAGATTTTAAAAGTGGATATAATTACGCTTTATTTAAATCATCAGTTACTGATATTCTTCATATTGGTGAGTGCTTGGGTTGTTGTGTCTTTACTAAGATTCCCGTCCCAGAAATAGCAGTTGGTGCATTTGGGTTACAAAGACACGAACAAGAAGGTCTTTACGAACTTTCTAGGTTGTGCATTCATCCAGATATTCAAAAAACGGAATATAATATTACTTCTTGGTTCGTCAGTCGTTGTATAAAGAGGTTTCGTAAGGAAACGAATGTAAGAGCAATATTGTCTTATGCTGATTCATCTCATCATTCTGGGGTGATTTATCGCGCCACAAATTTTAAATATTATGGTCTCACATCACCGAAGAAAGATTTTTATTATGCCGATGGTACAAAGCACTCAAGGGGAAGTGTGAAAGGTGCAGAGGGCGAGTGGAGAGAAAGAAGCAGAAAGCATAGATACTTGATGATCTTTGATGAAGAACTAAAGAAACGCTTGACTTGGAAAGAAGAGAAGTGGTATAATAAACAAGACGATACTGAATCGTTACAGTGACCCAAAATGTGTGACTTCAGAACCTCCCTTTGGGAGGTTTTGTTGTATGATAAATAATCCATAACGGAACTATAAGTATTAATAAGATGGGTCTTTCACGCCTGGAAAATTTTCTGAAATCTGTTCG